TTACAGATTATCTACAGCATATTGTGCTTCTTCTGGTGAAAATTGCTCCCCATACTCTGATGTTAATTGATCGTAGATTGCACTTGGAGACATTGCCATGCTTTCTTGATATGTCTTAGCTTTTTTTAATGCATTAACTTTCCAATTAGCTTTTACATTATCTATTGCATATTGAGCCGCTTCTGGTGAAAATTCCTCCCCATACTCTGATGTTAACTGATCATATAATCCTAGCTTAGACATAGCCATAATGTCACTATACATTTTTGCTTTTTTCAATGCTGATTTATATTCTGCTGTAACAATTTCTACTTTTGTTCCTACTCCACTACTATCTATTCTCCAACCATTTATAGTTGTATTTGTAGCCATTGTTCCACCGTTATAGAAGTAATACCATTTATTGCTTATTTTCATCCATCCAGTTGTCATAGAACCACTGTTATTTAAATAATACCAATTTCCACCTGTTTGTGTCCATCCTGTTCCCATAGTTCCGCCTAGATTAAAATAATACCAATATTCTCCTATTTCTTGCCATCCTGTTGACATTATTCCATTAGTTTTAAAATAATACCAATTTCCTTGTATTTGTTTCCAGCCTGTTTGCATTACTCCATTTTCACTTAAATAATACCACGCTCTATTGATTTGCTTCCAGCCTGTTTGCATCTTTCCTGATTGATCTAAGTAGAACCATTTATTTGAATCTTCTATCCAACCAGTTTTTTTGTTACCATTTATGTAGTAATACCAGCTTCCATTTTCCATTACCCATTTAGTTTTTACTTCTGATTCACTTCTAATTGGTAATTGTTTATATTCTACACCCACCTCATTTGTATCTGCATTCGAATAACCATATCCAAGCATAGATATAACCATTGCTAAAGTTAAGCTTGTTATTTTTTTATTTATTTTCATTTTTCATCCCCCTTTAATATTCGTAATTACAATTATACATAATTTTAATGTTATTTTTTGTCAAAATTTGTGATATATGAGTAATAAAACTATTCTGAAATTTATTAGTTTTATTTAATAAATTGATTATATAGGTTTTTAAGTTTAAATTATTTTACAATATGTTACAATTTAAATTAAGTAGAGTAAAACCAAAAGGGGGGAATTTTTAGTGTTTGAAAAATTTAAAAAATTAAATAAGAGAATGAAAATATTAGTTGGGATAATAGCAATATTAGCATTTCCATTTACATTAATTGCATTTGGAGTAGAATTTATAGTAAATGGATTTAAGGAAAATAAAATAATAAAAATAGTTACTGGTTGTGTTTTATCAATAGCGATGATTGGAGTTCTATATTCAGCAGGATGTTTCGATGAAAAACAATTAAATGAAGAATCAACTCAAGTGAGTGCTAAAGTAGACAAAGAAACTGATATTAAAAATATGGTAACTGAATATAAAGGACATTTGAAAATGTTAGATGTAACATATGCTCTTGGCGAAAATGATACTAATATAAATTTAATAATTAAAATGAAATTTGGAGGAACTCTATTCGATTATATGGCTTATGATGATGCTTGTAAAATAATTAAATCGATAGAAGAAAAATATCCAGGAGAAATTCAATTATATAGATTTATGTGTGTTGCTGATTTAGTTGATAAATTTGGTAATGAAGAAGAGAGTAAAGTGATGTTATTTGATTATACAAGAAATAATATTTCTAAAGTTAATTGGGATAGCATGGAAGGAACATTATTTAAAGGATTAGCTGAAAAAGTATGGCAACATGATTTAGTAGAAGAATAAAACAAGCTAGTACATCCGCTCGTACTAGCTTCTATAAGGAAGATATTGAATATATAAATAAAAATATGATTTACATATTTGAATTATATCCATATATCAAATTTAAATAAACTTAATTGCATAATAAAAGCACCTACTCTTTAACTTAGTAAGTGCTCTTATATAACTTCTAAAGATTCTATTTCATTTTCGTAAAGCTCATAATTTATATCCTTTGTTTTTATTCCTATACTTGCAATCTCTGGCTCATTATCTAATGCTTGAGTGTAACTTTCATATGTTCCTTCAATTATTTTACCATTCGTACAAGTTACTTTTAATTTCAACTCCCTGTCTAAATTTTTAGATTTCATTATCCCTCTTAGTTCTTCAACTAAATTCATTTATTCATCACTCCTTTCTTAGGTACAATGTGTGTTCCTTTCTTAGAATAGTGAATTTTAAAGTTCTTTGTTTTTACTTTAGGACCATCTATATCACTAACATTATATCCTATAACTCTATCAGTTCTAACTATCTCCTGATTTCTCCACTTTCCATCACTTGCAAATAGTAGTTCCCCAGTACCTGCATATTTGTTGACTAATTCTTGAGCTTCTTTTTCTGATATAGTTATATAACTTCTTCCTTCAATATAATTATTATGTCCCAATATATGCTTTCCCTGTTTTCCTATTAATATATCTTTTGAACACTTTATCATATACATCAATAAGAGGTTTAACATTATCTAAATCAGATGTTTTTAAATCATTATTATCAAATTCTATAAAAGGTACTTCTCCAAAATTATGTGATATTACATTTAATTTTTCAACTTCTCCAGTGTCTAAATCAGTTTGAGTAAACATATTAAATTGAGTTAAACCTGTTGAAACACTTATATCTTTCTTATTACTAAATGCATAAACTTCTTTATCTGTCCAATATTCATAAACTGCATAATCTTTACCTTCTTCATCCACTTTATCATATGTTCTTAAAACTGCTATAAGCTTTCTTTTTAAATCAGATGAATAAATTGGTATAACTTGTTTAGGATCTACATTAGAATATTGAAATTCATTTTTTTCATCTAGCCAGACATGTAACCAAGCTACACCGCAATTACTAGCATTTTTACATAATGTCTTAGCTTCTTTAGGGTAAGAATCTCCTAGTACCGCTGATATTTGTTCATTTATTTTATCATTAAATACATCAAATATAGGTGGATATGTAAGTGCATAACTAGTCTTTTGATTTACTAAGAATTTATACCAGTCAAAAGGTATCCTATTATCTGCATTTCTTAGAGGATTATCAGTGTTATCAATCTGATTATTACTAGGACTTTTATTATATTTTATATCATTATCAGTCTTATAATATCTTTCTGCTATTTTTACCTTTTTTACAAATTTATTATGCTGTAATTCTGAGTTCTGTATTAATTTTTTAATAACTTCTAATTCCATATTTATACCCTACCTTCTGGTGTAAGTATTCTTATACCACTAGATTTAAACAATATTGTATTTACAAAATATCTAATAGCATCCATGGCATGATCCATAACCTTTACTGGTTTATCTTCTCCTCTTTGGATAGCTTTTTCATCCCAAACATAAGAAAAGAACTCCTTAAATGTATTGATACAACAATCATTAAACTATTATTTAAAGCAGTTCCTGTATTTCTTATTCCTTCCATTACATCATTCTTAGCTTTTTTTACTTTATATTTTTTATTATCTTTTATTAAAGTTATAAAAGATGCCGCAGAAGGGTCTATTATTATAGCTTTAGGAATTATTTCTCCTAAAAATTCAACTAAATCATTGTAATATTGATTATCTGTCTTTTGCTTTCCTGTATCTCTACCGCTATAGTAATACTCTTTAATAGCATACCAAATACCCTTGCATTTTCCCCAAAGAATAAATACAGTAGCATTTTGAGTACCATAGTCAATAGATACATAATGTTCTATATAATTCCTTAATATACTTTTAACTTTATGCTTAGCTTCATCAAACATATCATATATAACACCCTCAGCTTGACACCATAGGCCTAATATATATCTTTTGTAGAAAACCCCACTAAACATACGTCTAAATCTTTCTTTTACTTTTTCAGATAATGATAAATTATCATCCATAGTAAAATGCAGATAGCAAATTAATTTTTCTTTTGCCTTATCTATAAATTCAGTTTTTATATAGTGATATGGTCCAGCAGGGTTACAGTTCATAAATATTTTAGCTCCATCAACTGAACATCTACCTATCATCTGATCTATAAAGTTCTGTGGAAATAATGCAACTTCATCTGCTAATGCTCCCGCAGCAGTTAAACCTTGAAGTCTGTCTTGAGAAGCTTCATTATTAGCATCATACATATAATACGTATTACTTCCTATAATTAAATAATTTTCTGACCTATTATATTCAAATTTCCATCCCCATGCATTTAATATCTGTTTCATAGGTTCTATAACATTCTTTTTTAATGAACCTATTGTCTTCCCGGCTATTATAAAGTTTTCTCCATTAAACTTACTCTGTGTAAATTGAAGAAAGCTACATAGCATAGATATTGTTTTTCCACTTCTTATGGCTCCATCTGCTATAACTATATCGTAAGTTTCGTATTTAGAACCTTTTCTCCACCAATTAAGAAGCTTAAGTTGTTTTCTTGAAAAAGGTTTAAACTCAAATTTCTTACTTTCTTTTTGTTTCTTCTTCCGTCTAAGTAGTGCCATTTTCATCACCTTCATCATCAAACAGTGCTTTTATATCTTCTTTGCTCATTGATGTTGCTTTTAAGAAGTTCTGTATAGCATCATTATTATCGCCTTCTTCATCTCCTAGAGTTTTGTATTTATCAAGTTCTAATTTTTCTTTATCCATATTTGCTTTCAATTCATCCATTTCATACTTATGCAATGAATCTATAGCCTTTTGCTTCTTATCTTGCACTCTAGTTAATGCATCTTCTATATTTTGTATCTGTCCTAAAGTTCCCTCAAATTCACTTATATCTGTGTCCATGCCTTTTTCAATACCACTTTTGCTACTAACTAATGTCATTTCTTTTTCTTTTGAGTCTTCTATTCTTTTTAACATTCTTCTTTCTCTTACTGTGAGAAGCTGTATCTCTTGCTCTAGTAATTTCATCTTTTCAAATGTAATACTTTTGGCTAATTTTAATTCATCTTCTTCTAATGTATCAAAGAATATACTTTCAAACTCTCCTGTAGTAACTGCATGTTTATTACCAGGCGGACCAGTAGCATTTTTATTTCCTACATGCCCACCTTTTTTCTTTTCAGAACGTTCCTTATTTTTACGGAACGTTCCATTTATTTTATCTTCCCAGGTATCTTTATTTTTCCATCCTCTAATTGTCCCTGGTGATATATTTAAAAGCTTAGCAATCTCAACTAAATCAATATTCCCGTTATGCTCTTTGTATATTTCAAATGCTTTATCTCTGTTTGGACTTCTTACCCTAGCCATATCACCACCTCGCTTATTCGTCGTTTTGGAAACTAAAAAGAACCCTACGAGAGAGTTCTTCTAATTATTATGTATTTTTTCAAAATTATATTTTTCAGACACTATATCATATACATCTTCAATGTATTTTTTTATTATATCATTTAATCTATAACACATATTCACTATATCATCTATATCTTCAGAATATGGTTCTGTCCAATTTGAATCGTATGCTATTTTTGTTTTATTTCTATATCTTATATAACTAGGCTTAGGAAATCCATTGAACCTAATATTATTATTATGCTTAATTTGATTAGCTAGCCCTCTTAATTTCTTTACATCATTATTTTTATGATAATCTTGAATAACTTTTTTTATTTTTTTATTAGATTTAATCCTTTTTATAAGTGATAATACGTCTTGATAATACATATTCTTGCACTTTTGTATAAAATCTTTTCTGCTAGTAATTCTTTTTCCTTTTAGATTATATGAAAATACAACAACTTTCATTATATAGTCTTCTATAGAATTATAAGATAGAATACAGCTTTTTAAGTATTCAGTTCTTAAAAATAATTTTAAAACTTCTGGATTATCTGTTTCCCACTCATCTATATTTATATCTTCATTTGCTGCTTTTGCAAGATTGAAGTTTGCTCCTGCGAATATATAATGCATATCAAACATCCTGTTAAAGAAAACATCTAGTTGTTGACATCTATCATTGAAAATCTTATTAAAATATTCTTCTCCTAATAACTTTGAATCTAATTGTTTTAAATCTTCTCTAGTCATTTTTAATATTCACCTCCAAAATATAACTTTCTACTTTTTAAGAGGTTTTCCTTCTTTTTTCTTCATTTTATCAAAATTAGATTTCTTCTTCATTTCCCTATCATAATTTTGTAATTTTTCTGGTACTTCATGTACCATTTTAATTACTTTATTTGCATCTACCCATTTTTTCATATAATCACCATTTAAACATAAAATTAGACTAGGTAGGGGAATACCTAGTCATTTTTAGGGGTATTGAGAATTTATATATTTTTCTATACTACTATTATCTCATATGTTTTTATGTAATATCGGGAATAAAACGGAATTTACTTATCTGTTCCATACTTTTTTAAATAACGTACTCTCTTTATCTAATTCAATAACTTTATCTAACTTGATTAAAGATTTTGTTTCGCTTCCATATTTATTAGATTCATCTATAGCTATAAAAACTTGTCTATCTTGATATGTATGATATATATCTATTAAATTTTCCATAGTCTTATTTTCAATATTTTTAAATAGCATAGTATCATGTATTATAAAAGGAAGTTTAGTGATTTCAAATATAGCAAGATCTAGAGCTATCATACTTGTATAGGCATATCCCGTCCCCGTGTTATCTATTACATTGAAATCATAACTATTTATTTCTAACCCAATTCTAGGTGCATTAACCACATCAATTTCCAAATTTTCATATATACTTTTAATTTTATTATTTATACTGATTTCAATATTAGACAATACTTCACTTGTAATTATTTCTAGATTGCTTTTTTCGGTATCAATATTATTTTTAATTTCCTCCCTTAGCTTAAAAAACTTATTCTCTTTCTCTAAAGTGTTTAATTTTGTTGTTGAGTCTACAATTTTATCAACAATTAGTTTAGGAGCATCATTTACTTTTAATATATTTGATATTTTACTATCTATTTCAGATATTCTTTGATTTAAAATATCTATATTAGAATTTAGTTTCATTTCTTCCTCTTTCACTTCTTCATCTAAGTATTTAATAATATTAGAATGAAAATTTTCAATTTCTTCTAATCTATTAAGATTTACATAAGGAAATATTTGAATTAAATCTTTAAACTTGCCTTTACTTATTTTTTTTCTTTTACTTATATTAAATTGTACTAGATTTAGTTTACTAATATACTTTGATTTACGATTCGAAATAATTGTCTTTTCTTTGTTTAATTCTAGCAATTCCTTGTTACTCATCTCTATTGGATTGTCACATAGTATGCCTAAATTATTCTTTATAGATATAATTTCATCGTTTAATAAGTCTATAGCTGTGGTATTTTTTGTATATTTAGTTTTATTTATCTTTGGTATATAATTAAGCTTCATTCCTTTATCTATTGTACGTTTTTTATCTTCATATTGTTTGAGTGTCTTATCTACACCACTTATTTTGCTATATTGGTTATATAGTTTAATCAAGCTAATAATCATATCCTTATCTTTAGACTTTGGTACTATATCTAAAGGTTTTTTTATATTATAATTTTCTTTTCCCCATATTCTCGAATATAAAGAAACTAAACCTCTAAAAGTAGTATTTTCATATTTCACACGGTATTTTTTTTGTAAAAATTCATTAAATTCACTTAACTTAATTTTACATTTTTCTTCGTAGTTGTTATCACATTTAATAACATTTTCATAGTCAAATGTAGTTCTTTTAAATTTATAATCGTCTCCATCAAAGTTGAAGCAGAATAATATTTCATGATCTCCCATATTTTTAACTACATCTTTATGATGCTTTATATATGTATTCCCTCCAAATGCAAAGTCTATAACCATTAAGGCTGTTGATTTACCTATAGAATTTGAAGCTTCATCATCTCCTAATATTATATTTAATCCTTTATGAAACTCTATCTTTTCTTTTCTAAATATATTACTTTTAATCTCTATTAGCATAAATAACTTCTCCTTTGTCAAAATCTACATCAATACAATTTAATAAATACAAAGTATCTAACGAATAAATAAATTCATCTATACTGTCGTAAAATTTACTTACTTTCTTATATAAATCATTAATTGATATACGTCTTTCAGATTTTAGACTTATAATCTTTAACATCTTAAATATTATAGATTCCTTGTAACTCACTACTTTATTCGGAATAATCATTAAAACACCTCGCAGTTTTGAATAAAAAAAGATATTAATATATCACATGCTTCAGATGAATAGTTATTAGTTTTATTATTTAACCAATTTGACAAATACTTAAATATCTCTTCTTGAGACTTAGATACTCTTGATATTTTTAAATAGTATGTATTAATTTGATTAGCTATGATTTTAAATGTATTATCACTTTCTTCATCTAATTGTCTAAATTTATCTTGTATAATAAGGTAATATAGTCTCACGTTACTTTTAATACTCCTTTTAGTTAACTTACTTATAGTATCATTTAATTTATCATCAACCTTTTTGGCTTGGTATTTTTCTTCAAAATCATCATCTATATCCTCTTCCATTAACATATCTATTATCTTTTTTATATTATCTTCTATATTATTTTCATGTAAGCTGTTTCTAAAGAAATCTTTTACCATTAAAGATTTCTTTATTCTAACCATCTCATTATATCCCTCTACAGTTCTTGGTTTATCAAATATGGTATGACACTCTGGACACAATGCTATTAGGTTTTTATCGTCATTTCTATCCTCACTAAGTAGTTCCACTCCACTTAAAATTTTTTCTTCATCTTTAGTTGGATTTAGTGGATAAATGTGAGCTATCTCAAATTTTTTCATAACTTTTTTACCACTTGTGTAAGTTAAACTTTTCGCACACTTAGGACATATTCCGTCAGCCTCTGTGTGTAATAGCATTTTTCTATTATCGCTTATATTTTCCCTTTTATTCCCATTAGACATAATACTTCTCCATAAATAAAAATTTTTATCTTTATTTATAGATTACTATATTTTTACATTTTATTCAAAATTATTATATATCTAATAAATTAAATAAGTTTTCATCCTCTTCTTTAAAAACTTTACTTCTAAACAAAGCTATCGATATACTCCTTACTGCTTGATTCTTTTTAGTTCTCAATTTTCATCATACGGTATCTTACCTACTATCTCTAACCATTGTAAGCCTTCTCCATATCTATAATGAATTATATATCCCTATGTATAGGGCTTAAATTATTTATTGCTCTATCTAATTGCTTTTTTAACGCTTTCTGACTATATATTTCTAATTCTATTTCTTGAACTACTTTAACTACTTTTATTACTCCATCCACTTCAAAATTATTTATCTTAAAAGTAGGAGAAATTTTATCACTATCATATGTAATAGCTCTCATAACTTGATAGCCTCCTGATTTTATTGTATTTCTAATATCCTCCAATGTATCTATATGGCTTTCTATTTGCTCATAATCATAAAGTAATTTTTCTGTAAATCTAAAACAATTCTTTTGTAATTCCTCATTACTCATATATCTCACCCCTGATTTTATTTTTATATATTAGCCTTTAATTTCTTTGTATCTCTTCTTTTTTTCTTCAAATCATCACTATCTATCCATCCATCTTGTCCGTATTTTATACTCTTAGTTACCTCTCTTAATGGTAAATTAGTATTAAGATAATCAAAGAGTTTACGTCTCAAAACCCCTTGCTGTGTCTCCATTCCTTTTACATCTATATATTCAACCGTACAACCCCAGTAATATATTACTTCCATCTTTGAATCAAATGTAATTCCATCTATAGTTACTTTATTATTTTTATATTTAATCATATTGCCCCTCCACTAGTTCAAATACATATTCTTGTTTTAAGTTAGGATATTTTTCTTTGTCTACTTTGCTTATGAAGTCTACATATGGTATGGAATGTACCTTACCGTTAATTATTAATCTATCCCCTGTTTCTATTTCAAAACAAATAACCATCACCTATTCTGTATCTTCATGAGCTCCTATTCCTATTACATGGTATCTGTTTCCTTTGAAGTTTCTATATACTTGTCCAGCTTTTATTTCTCTATCCATAACATCAATCTCCTATTCTTCAAAAGTAGTCCAAAATGCAAATCCTTCTTTATCTATTTCTAAATACTCTTCTTTATCTATTTCTGAAAATAAACATTCATCAGAACAGTAATAATATAATCCGTCATGTAGCTCATATCCATCTCCCATATTTTTGTTGCATTTATCGCAGTATATTAAGTTTTCTTCCATACTCAACCCCCTCACTAATGATTTTCATATGAGAATAGACTAGCCGTAGTCTGTTCTCAAAAAATATGTTTTTATTGCCTATTCTTCAGCTTCCGTATATTTTAATTTTTGACCACATTCAGGACAATATTTAAAATATAACTCACCACATTCATAATCACCAACTACCTCATTGCAATTAGGACAGTGCATGTTTGATTTAATATCATACTCTCCACTAACATCCATTCCTTTATCTACACATTTACAAATAACTTCTTTTTCTTCTTTTGATTTTTCCAATTCATATGTATATTCGTTATGTGTTGTACTTATAAATTCGATATCAGTAGGATTTACTTTTCCTATCGTTCCATCATCAAATTCAACTATTCCTACTGTCAGATCATGATATGAATTCAATGGATAATCCTGTTGACTTTATAAAAACTCCAAAATCTTTAGTTGAAGATAAGCAGGTAGCTGATGTTTATACTAGAGAAGAAGTTAAACTAATTATAGAACAATTAGATGGGGAACAAATAGAATTGCCTATACTACTAATGCTAACTATGGGATTAAGGACAGGAGAAGTATGCGGCTTAAGATGGAAAGCTATTAATTTTAAGAATAATACCATTTCTATTAATCAAATTTTAGTTTATATAAATGGACAAGGTATTATGTTTAAAAAGCCTAAAACAGAAGGATCTGTTAGAACGATAATTGCACCTACGGAATTAATGTTAAAATTAAAAAAAAGGAAAAAACAACACAATATATATAAACTTGAAAATATTCTTGAATATGAAGAAATAGTTTGTCTCAATACAGTTCTAACCCCTTATTTTGAAAAAAATTTAATTAGATCCTGGTATAGATTTTTAGACAAGAATAACATGAGAAGAATAAGATTACATGATTTAAGACATACTCATGCAACTATGCTTATACTTGCTGGCACTGATATGAAAACTGTATCTACTAGATTAGGTCATAAAGATATTAAAATAACTATGAATAGGTATTCCCACGTTTTAGAAGAAATGGATAAAAAAGCAAGCGAAAATATTTCAAGTATAATGTTTAAATAA